TATGAACTTAATCAACAAGCCATGGAAGATCAATTAGTACCTTTTGGTATTATAGATGATGGAAATACTAATGACGAATGGCAAGATGATGACGAATTCAAAGGTGGAACAAGAGTAGCTGTTGAGGGCTGGGACTATGAGGGGAACGACGAATACAAGTCTCTCTTCTAGTATCAAGTTTTATAAATAATACAGAGCTTTATAATCTACCGAAAAACAAAGGAGAATTGAAATGGCATTTCAGGTCAGTCCAGGCGTAAATGTATCAGAAATAGATCTGAGTACTATTGTACCAGCAGTTTCTACTACAGAAGGCGCCTTAGCAGGGGTTTTTAAATGGGGGCCTGTGGATCAACGCGTCTTAGTTGACAGCGAAGAAACATTAGTATCTCGTTTTTATAAACCTGATGGGAATTTAAACCCAGAAACATTCTTTACCGCAGCTAACTTTTTAGCCTATGGTAATAAACTCTATGTTAACAGAGTAGTTGACGCTGCAGCCAAGAACGCTGTTTCCAATGGTAGTTCAGCAGCAGTAGTAGTTAAAAACGACGATTTCATAGATTCAGTCTCTCTAACAAGTAATGATCACTTTGTAGCAAGATTCCCAGGTGCGCTTGGAAATAGTTTACAAGTTTCAGTATGTAGATCAGCAAATGATTATCTCGAAGCATCAACAGGTACGTTGACTATTACTTCAGGTAGCAATACTGCAACTACATCACAGAACGAAACTGTATCAGGTGGTACTTCTCTTGTTAATATTGGAGACAAAATTAAATTTGGTAACTCTACAGTAGGCATTGCTTACTTAGAAGTCACAGCTGCAAACAGCACAACATTGAGCTTTAAATCAGCATACACAGGAGCAGTTGATCTATCAACAGTAGCTTTCAGCAGATACTGGAAATACTGGGATCAAGTAAGAGCAGCTCCAGGAACTTCAACTTATGTTAATAACAAAGGTGGAGCTGGTGATGAGATTCACGTTGTAGTAGCAGACGAAGATGGAGATATCACAGGAACGAAAGGACAAATACTAGAAGTATACGAAGGCCTTTCAAGAGCAACAGACGCAAAAACAGAATCAGGCGAGACAAACTGGTGGATTGATGTTATTAAACAACGTTCATCTTGGGTATATGCAAAGAATGCATATGGTCTTGCAGCGAATACAACTGCAGCAGCAAGCTCAGCATTAACAACAGACAATGCAATCTACGATTCATTGAAGTTAGGTGTTGACTCAACAGCAGAAGGTTCAATAGCTTTAGCAACATTAACAGCTGGATATGACTTCTTTAAGTCAGCAGAGGATGTAGACATTAGTTTAATCCTTCAAGGTAAAGCAGCTGGATCAGGTGCAAAAGCTAACTTAGCAAAATACATTATCGATAACATTTGCGAAAGCAGAAAAGATTGTGTACTATTTGCATCACCTGATTACGCAGACGTTGTTAACAATATAGGCAGTGAGAGAGATGATATCATAACTTACAGAAACGCTTTAACTAACACATCATACGCAATGCTAGATAGTGGATACAAATATGCATACGACAAATATAATGACGTATACAGATATGTTCCATTAAATGGTGATATGGCTGGTCTAGCAGTTAGATCAGACGAACTAAGAGATGCTTGGTTCTCACCAGCTGGATACAATAGAGGAGGAATCAAGAATCTTGTTAAACTTCCTTTCAATCCTAAACAAGCTGATAGAGATATTTTATATCAAAACGATATTAACCCAGTAGTAACATTCCCAGGACAAGGTACAATCTTGTTTGGTGATAAAACATTACTAGGAAAACCAAGTGCATTTGATAGAATTAACGTAAGAAGACTGTTCATTGTTTTAGAGAAAGCAATATCTACAGCCGCTAAATTCACATTGTTTGAATTTAATGACGGCTTTACTAGAAGTCAATTTAGGAATTTGGTTGAACCATTCTTGAGAGACATTCAAGGTCGAAGAGGAATTACAGACTTTAAGGTTGTTTGTGACGAAACAAACAATACTGGAGAGGTAATAGATAGAAACGAATTTGTAGGAGACATCTACATTAAACCTTCAAGAAGCATCAACTTCATTCAATTGAACTTTGTTGCAGTAAGAAGTGGTGTAGAATTTTCTGAAATTGTTGGACAATTTTAATAAATAGGAATAGGAGAGAACAATGGCATTTAACATTAATGAAATTAGGTCGAATCTAGCCCTCGGTGGTCAGAGACCTACGCTATTCCAAGTAGAAATGACTAATCCAGCAAATAGTGCTGGGGACATCAAGACTCCATTTTTAGTGAGAGCTTCACAGGTCCCAGCATCTACATTAGGGTTTATCGAAATACCATACTTCGGAAGAAAAGTAAAAATTGCAGGTGACAGAACATTCGCAGAATGGAACGTCACAGTAATGAATGATGAAGACTTCTTAATTAGAAACGCTATAGAAGAGTGGATGAATACAATCAACTCACATCTTGGCAACGTAAGAGGTTTTGGATCTGCAGCAGACTTAAATTATAAGTCAACAGCTGAAGTGACTCAGTTTAGTAAAACTGGTGTAGCACTCAGGAAGTATAAATTCAATGGAATATTCCCAGTTAACTTAACTGAGATGGAAGTCGATTGGAATGCTACAGACCTCATTCAAGAATTCCAGGTGACCTTCCAATACGATTGGTGGGAAGTATCTGGTGGTTCTACAGGCCAATACGGGAACTAGGAATAAAGTCGACTTAGTCGTTGACTTTACTTCTTTTATGGGGGATAATACTATCCCCTATAAATATATTATGAGGTAAGCATGGCAGAATTATTCGGTTTCGAAATCAAGCGAAAGACTACAGACCAAGATCTGGGGTCGTTCGTTCCAAAATCAGAAGACGACGGTGCAGTAGTAGTCGCGGAAGGCGGCCGTTATGGACAGTACGTTGATCTAGAACACACATCCAAAACAGAAGGAGAGCTCGTTACAAGGTATCGAAAGATGTCCATGCAACCTGAATGCGAG